TGTAGATGTTCTCGATCTTGGTCTTGATGATCCCCTTGATCGGGCTGTCGAACTTCTTCGCCCTCTGGGTCTCTTCCGTCTCCCACAGGGAGCAGAAGTTTTCGTACACGTACACGTCACGGCGGACGCCGATCTGCTCCGGCACCTCATCAAAGGAGCAGCCGAAATACTTCTGGCTCCACTCCTCGCACTTCTGTGCCTTCTCCGGATCATCCACGAACTGGCCGCGCTCCCGGTCATAGTTCTGTTTGTTGAACTTCACCGTGCGCAGGACGTCGTTCTGCTGGTCGTAAAATTTCATTTCCAGACGGTTACCGTTGACGATCTCAGCCTTGATCATTTCGCAATTCTCAATGTGTTCCATAAATCATTTCTCCTCAACAATCTTATAGTCGATATCGGTTAACAGTTGCTTTGCCAGGATCACGTTGGCCTTGCCGGTGATCCTGATCACCATATAGGGTTCCGTAGTATTCGACCGCATGGTTTCATGCCGGCGGTCCACCGCGTCCATCGCCTTCACCGCGTTCAGGCACTGGGCATACTCCGCGATGTATTCATCGCCCAGCGGCTTTTCTTTCAGGAATCGGATATCATCCTCGGTGGTCTTCAGGAACACAACCATATCGTGCTCCACTTCGCTGATCGGCACGGTCTTGTTCAGGTGACGATCCTGAAGGAAGTGATCGAAGGTAAGATAGTTACCGCTGAGGAAGGACCCGTTCCGCAGGTCCCAGATCTTTCGGATCTCTTCCTTCTTCTCTTCCCGCCGCTGATCGTCGATGGCCTTCAGCTTGTCCCGGGCCACGTTCTCGCCTTCGGTGATGATCCCGATGATCTCCTTCACCTTGTTCTCGAACTCGGTGTACGGCTCCAGGACGGTCTTCTTGATCCGGATCTTTTCCTGGTTCAGCTGATCGGAGATCTTCCGGGCAGTGGCCACCGTGCGCTTGCATTCCTGTTCGCTCTCCGGGCTGACGTCGAGCTGAATCAGATAATCGCGGGCGTCTTCGGCCCTTTTCTTGAACAGCTCATACTCATCGAACCGGATCAGGCCGTTCTCGATCCTGATCTCAGTAGAATCGGGTGGATTTGTGTAGCTCAATCAGTTCCCCTCCTTCTTTCCGATGCCTTGCGTAGAATCGCAGGGCTTCGTCTTTTGATAAATGCCGTTCGGAGCTGTCAACGTAGGCGTTATATTGCCCGTGCCATTCGTTGCCCAGCATCCGCAGCTTGGTTTCGTCGTAGTTCGCTTCGAGGAAGGTGTAATCGTACCGGATTCCGGTTTCTTCCGTGAAGCGCCCCAGCTCTACCGTATTCTTCAGATCGGTCGCGTACAGAATGTCCAGGTCATCGAACCTCAGTACGTAGCCGAAACAGAGCGTGTTATGCGGGACATGTATCGCCCACATGTTGCACCCGGCACGTGCGAGCCAGATCGGCAGGTAGTCCGTGTTGATCGCCGCCACCGCGTCATTGATCCGCGCCACCTTATAGGTGGAGTAGATCACGATATTCGGGAACTGGCTCACGATCTGGTTCAGCACGGCCGGTTTCACGTGGTCCTGGTGATCGTGGGTGATCAGCAGGTATTGGCACTTGTACAGGTCTTCCTTCATCTTATTGAAGGCGATCCCGCAGTCGATCATGATGTTCCGGATCCGGACGGCGTTCCCGATGGATCCGGAGGAAAGGATCTTGTAGTCAAGGTCACTCATTCTCGCTTTCCTCCGTTCTGTTCATCCATTCGCGGATCACGTCCGCTGTTCTCCGGTTATTGTTCCAGCGTTCCGCCGCCTGCCGCTTTGCCCGTTTCCAGGCGGTATCCCGGTCCTCGCCGTTTTCCACGACCACGTGGGTCGCCGGACCCCTTGCTGCACAATCCGGGCACTCCGCCACCCAGCAGATATTCAGCGGCCGCTGTTTCAAATATGCGTGCTCACATCCGCAGAACGGGCACGGGAGCAGGTCAGGCACTCGCATTTTTCTTTTCCTCGCGCACAATATCGTCGTACATGTCACTCAGCGCCTTGGTTAGCCCGTCCTTCAGATTTTCATGATCCTGGGTTAAGAACAACCGGTGCAGGCTGTTCACGTTGTTCTTTACGTGGGGTTCCATGTTTTCCACCAGGAAGATCAGGGTCAACAGGACCAGTTTTTCATACGTCATGTTCATTACTCCTTTCATATCCAATACACAGTTCGGTATACTCATCCAGTGCGCTCCGGAATACAGGAGCCGGTTGCGGTACGTCCATCACGTACCGGATCACCTTCCCGTCAGACATAGGCACCCGGATTGCATCGGGGTACTTGCTGAACGGATTGGCCCATGTTGGGGCTACCTTCGGGAGGGGAAGGACCTGAATCTTATTTTTCACGGTCCGTCTCCACCTCCAGGATCCCCATAACCTCCGGGATCATCTCATACATCCTGAACCACGCCGCCGGGCTCATGCTTACCTCTTCGCCTTCCAGTGTCCGCCAGTCCAGCCGGTCGAACTTCTTATCGTAGTAGAACTCGCCCAGATCCGTCCGGATCGCGCTCACGGTGTAGTTGCTGTTCCTCAGCAGGGTGTGGTTCCTCCGCGGCTTCTCTTCCTTCGGCTCAACATTCAGACCCATGTCCTGGCAGGCATTGAAGAAACCGTCCGCGGCGTCCTTCATCCCCTGCATGGCGTCGGCCAGGGATACGTCCTGTTCCTTCTTCGGGTTCGGCAGCCGCTTCGGCAGCCTTGCAAAGGTTTCCGGGTCGACTTCCTTCAGATCCAGCTTGATCTTCCCCCAGGCTTCCGCCGCGTTCTTAATCCCGCAGCTGCGGATGTACTCCAGCGGGTTCTTCCCGTTCAGCGTCAGCTGAACCGCCCGCTTTTTGTTCTCAATCGTTAACTTCCCCACGATGTTTTTACTCCTTCCATCGCTCAATCTGTTCGGCAGGCGGCCCAGTTCGTTCAGCTGAAGCCGCTGCCATGTTGCCGACGCGCTGATGAATCCCAGACCGTGCAGGAACTCGATCACGCTCCCGCCGGCGTCTTCCACTTCCATGCACCGCAGTGCCAGTTCTCTTTGATCACGCACACAGGTCACCCCATCCATTGCATCAGTTCTGTCTCATACTTCCGCGCCAGTTTTCTCAGGATCTGGATGACCTCTTCCGGGTTCGACAGCTGGAGCATTTTGCGGCCTTTTCCGGTGGTCAGCCATTTCTCGATCAGCTGACGGTTCTTTCCCCGGATCTCCGCCCTGCTCAGGCCATGATTCCGTTCTGTGTCATAGAACCCTTTGCCGTGAATGTAGTCTTCACGCATCTGCTTTGCGACCGCTTCCATCAGGAGCATGCACCCGTCATCATCCAGTTTCGCCGGCAGGATGCTTTCCTTGGTTTCCTTCACGAACTCCGGGCACTCCAGTACCAGGTATCCGTGGTTGTTTTCCTCAGCCACCCATCCCTTGACCGGTTCAAGGTGGTCACTCCAGCTGCAGCAGTTCGTGCAGGACCTCTGGCACATGATGCAGAGGGTTTCGCTTTGCTCAAACATCGAAATCCCCCTCCAGCCATTCCGTTTTAACGAACCCCCGGTTTGTGATCGCCCAATCCTGGCTCAGCCAGTAGATTTTTACCTCGCTCCCGGTGATCAGGTACGGCCGTTCGTCAACCGTTGGCCCGTCGCACCATTTCCGGCAGTAAACGCGCTTCGGTGCTGTCACGGTGGCCGTTGTGTTCACCTGTTTCGGTTCTGAGAACGTGATATATCCTGCCCAGACCCAACCATCGCACGGCTCCACAATGTGAGCAAACCCAGCTTTTGTTTTTCCGTCGATCTCGATCGGTTCCGCCGGATCCAGTTGGCCGATCTCCGGTGCTCTTTTGCTCGGTGCCATCCGGATCAGCACATAACTTTTACACAGGATGAAGCCAGGCGTCGTGATCTCTTCCGCGTGGGCCCTGTCGATCTCTGTCGAGACCGTGTAGGACGCGAACAGCAGGACAGCCGCCAGGATAACAATCAGGGCTTTCGTTAATGCGGGTTTTGTGATAAAATATATATGGTTCATTTTGTAAACCTTCTTTCGGCTCCGTTGACGTTTGCCCCGTCAGCGGAGCTTCTTTTCGGTGATCTCTTCATCGGTGCAGCCCAGCCACTTCAGGAACGGCACCCGCGGGATCTTCATTCGGTTTCCGCTGAGCTGGTAGGGATAGGGCACCAGTTCAGGACGCTCTCTGGCGTATCCGATCAACCGTGTCGGATCCATGCCCATCGCCTGCGCCGCCCACGTTCCCGGAATAACCGGCGTGTTCATCAGCAGCAGGTCATTTAGCGTCATTCGTTTCGGCATTCTCCTTCGCCCTCCGTTCAGCTTCGCGCTTCCTGGCTTCGTTCTCTTCGGCTTCCTTCCGGTCCATCTCTTCCATATCGGAGATGATCGCGTCTGCGAACTCCTTGTAGATCCGGATCCGTTTGACGACCTCAACGGTGCCTTCGTAAGTCGCGTCATTGTTATTGACCAGGTTCATCATCATTCTGTTGATCTTGCCGTCCATGATGTCCTTCACGTTATGAGTCCAATACAGTCCTGCCATTCTCGGTTTCCTCCTTTCCTCATTAGTTCCAGTTGTTGTAGTTGTCCCCGTAACCGTCATAGCGATCGAAATCGCTTTCGTAGGTTTGCCGCGGGAAGCCTTCCATCACTCCGGTACCCAGCGGACAGCTGGAGTGATCCGGGTCAGGTAAGATCTTGTAACGGCTCTCCTTCTTCGGCTTCCGCATGTACTTGATGCTCTCCGCGTGGGTCTTTGCTTTCTTCATTCCGCAGCTCCTTTCCGTCTGTCGGTCGTGCAGCTGGCCCTGATAACTCACCTAAAGTGAGCGGCGGCCGAAAAAAATATAATCGAGCGGGTAGTTGTACAGCTTCGATATTTCTTCGGCCTTCGGGTATCCCGGCGCGGTGTCTCCGCGCTCCCAGCTTCGGAGCGTATTCGGCGTAACGCCTAATTTTTCAGCGGCTTCCTGCTGCTGCAATCCAGCGTTCACTCTTGCCGCTTCAAGGCTGATCCGGGGCGGATACTCCATATCTTGCCCCTCCTTTCGTTTGATTCTACGATAAATTGTACTCACTTCCGGTGAGTTGTCAATACCCAAAGTGAAAAAAATTTCGTTCTGTCCTTGCTTTTCTTTCTTTAAGCGTTTATAATGAAGGCCCAGAAAGAAAGGAGCTTCATTATATGTCTGATAATGCAAGGGAAATTTTTCAGAAGAATCTGGAGCATATCATGCGTCTCCGCGGGGTAACAAACACGGATATATGTCTCGCTCTCGGCGTGGCATCCGGCACGGTGTCCAGCTGGGTGACCGGCAAAAAATACCCGCGTGTTGATGTGATGCAGCGCCTGGCCGACTATCTCGGCGTCCGGATGAGCATGCTCACATCAGAAGACGGTATGAAGGATCTCGAAGATATGGAGCGGCTGGAAGCCCTTCATCAGAATCCGCGCCTTCGTCTTCTGTTCGATCGTTCCAGGAAGATGAAGCCGGAAGACGTGGAAACGATGCTTGCCGTCACGTCCAGCATCCTGAAGGAGCTCGACGGGGAATGATGCGTTTTTGCATCATCTCCCAGGTTATCCTTCATATATAGGGAGGTGACGCTTATGGATGAAGAGAGGGCGATACTGGTAGATCTGCCGACCAGCGTCCGCGGATTCGTCTATCTGGATGACAACGGCGACCCGAAGATCGTGGTCAACGCCCGGCTGACCAGAGAACAGAATCGCCGGACCTGGGACCACGAAAAAGAGCACATCAACCGCGGCGATATGAATGAACCGGATTATATTGAGTATGAATAGGAGGGAACATCATGAACTTCAAAAAGATCCTGATTGTCGGCGTATCACTTGCCCTGGTATTTATGCTTGTTGCCATGTTCGGCGGCCTTGGCCCGAAGTTGGACCTGATCACCATCGGAACGCCCCTAACGATCTTCCTTGTGCTGGTCGTCCTGATCATTAACACATATTATCAGGCGCAGATCCTGGAGACGCTCCGTTCGTTTGGACGTCAGGATGATTGCCCGGAGGATGACCAATGAACTGCATCAAATGCCACAAACAGGCTCCGGATGATGCCATCTTCTGCCCATACTGTGGAAAGAAGCAGACATCGTCGCCCAGGAAGCCGAAGCGCAGCCCAAACGGCACCGGATCAGCGTATAAGCGCGGGGCCGGTTGGGTGGCCCAGGCGATTGTCGGGTATCGCGAGCTGCCGGATGATTTTATGGATCCAGCGAACCGGCGGCAGCGCATCCCGATCAAGAAGACGAAGGCCGGCTTCCCGACGAAGGCAGCTGCCCTGGCATATATCCCGCAGCTGAAGAACACCGTCGAACAGTCGACGCTCACCCTGCAGCAGATCTATGATGCCTGGGAACCCTGGTATTCTCCGCGCGTAGATGCGTCAACGATGAACGGATACCGCGCTGCATACGCTTATTTTAAGAAACTGCATGAAACTAAAATAGTGCAGATCACTGCCGGCGACCTTCAGGAATGTATGGACGCCTGTCCGCGCGGAAAGCGTACCCATCAAAACATGAAGGTCGTGGCCGGACTGATTTGGAAGTACGCGAAGGACAAGCACATCGTAACGCAGGTCGAGTCCGAAAACCTGTACACCGGCAAAGGGAAGTCGAAGAAACGGGAAGCCCTGAGCGACATCGAAGTGGAGAAGATCCGGCAGGCCATCGGGAAATACCGGTACGCCGAATATATCTACGCCCTCTGTTATCTGGGGTACCGCCCCGGCGAGATGCTGGAGCTGCGGAAGGATCAGGTGATCGAACACGATGGCCGCCTGTTCCTTGTGGAAGGCAAGAAGACGGAAGCAGGTATCGGTCGCACGGTGCCCGTGCATCAGAAGATCGAACAGATCATTCGCATCCGGCTGTTTATCCCCGGCACAGATCTGGTCTTCCCTCAGTACCAGTTCGGCAAGGTGTCAAAGAAGCACCCTGTGGCTCTTTTTGAGGGCTTCAAGGAGATGAGTGACAACTACTTCAGGGAGATGGTCTTCAAGCCGATTATGGCCGCCCTGGGCATCGCTGAGGGCAAGGTCCCGTATGGTGCCCGGCACACGTTCAGCAACAAGCTGAAGAAGGCTGCCGGCGACGATCGGGACAAGGCCGCGCTGATCGGTCACAGTGACTACACCTTCACCCAGACGAAGTACCAGAGCACGAACGACAGTGAGCTGCTGGCGATCGTGGACAGCATGAAATGATGTCGGTAGTGTGTCGGTAGTAGCTACCAAAAAACAGCCAAAAAGCGCCAGATTTACGAACTGCTCCGGAGACATAAAAAATCCCCGGAGCCTTTGTTTTCATTGGCTTCGGGGAAGTGAGCCCGGCGGGATTCGAACCCACGACCTTTTGATTCGTAGTCATGGCATTATCATTGATTTACAAGGCGTTGACGGCCTTCTGTCGGTAGTGTGTCGGTAGTCCGCAGACAGATAGAGACAAAAAAAGAGCCCCCGGGGACGTTCCCCAGGGGCAGTTTCTACCTATTATCCGTTGTCTTCTTCCGCTTCTTCCGCGGGAGGTTTATCTTTGATCTCCGGCACCTCCGGCAGGCCGGCCAGCGATGTCAGGATGCTGAGCACGAACGCGACGCCGGAAACGCTAAGCGCCCGGATCCAGTCGATCTCGTCGAACGTGGCACCGACCACGATCATGGACGCGAAGGTCTGGGCGAAGGTCTTCAGGGCGCGAACCAGTGCGGCAACGATCCATTTCTTCCAATCCCAATTCATTTAGTTCCCCTCCTTTAATTCGTCAGGCAGAGACAAAAACGAATCATGCTTCCGCTGCATGATGCCGTTTGGTCCTAAAGCTTCATACTGATTATAAAGATTGACGACGTTCGCCTTCTCATCGTAGTCAGCATAACCGCGATGGCCGTAGAATTCATACGCCTGCAGCAGCCGGTCCCGGAGGATCGCCTGCAAGCCCAGTTTTACCGCCTTCAGCTGATGGTACTGGTTGACGATCAGCCCGGCACCAGCTGCGATCAGGCTCGGGATACCCAGTACGCAAAGCCATTGATAAACGTTCATCATTAACCCCTCCCTATTTCCTTTTCGATCAGATCGCACAGAGCTCTCAGGAGAGGGTATGCGTTCGCGCAGTCCGCATAGGACAGCGTGATAGTAATTGCTTCGCCGGGCTCGTCATCCGGATCGTCGTCATCCTGTCCAGGATCTGGCACGATCGGGTCCTCAAACTGAAGGAACTCGCTCATCATCCATCCGGTCAGGCCGCGGGTGATCACCTTGCTCCAGTCTTCCCGCTTGTCGACGACCTCGACCTCCGTCCCCACCGGGATGTCCCAGTACATGTTACAATCAGTGCTTGGCTTTTGCCTGAGTTTCACCGTGTCGCCGCTTTCGGCGACCACAATCGCTTTCATGTGAACGTCATCACCTCCATGATCGGGGTTGTCGACCCCGTGGTCCAGGATCCAGTCAACAGATTTCCCGTAGGTGAACTGCTTATACAGCCCTACCCGGTTCCAGCCGCCGTTCGGAATCGTCTTGTCCTGGAATTTCGACGTCGCCACACACCCGCGGCTGCTTGAGGAATTGATCGCGCCATCGTTCCGGCCGGTCTTGAAGCCGATATGGCTGGCGTTCCCGATTCCGTCATGGTACCCGCGGCTTTCCTCGCCCCCGTCGTGCTTCAGGATGAACAGCAGGGCGCCCTTCGGGATCTGCCCGAACTCCTTCAGGCAGTCCTCCGGGCTTCCCACCCAGCCGTTGTTCATGACTTCCCGGTACCAGGCGTTGCTCCCGGGCAGGTCCTTCGAAAACCCGCAGTCACGCATGCAGCGTTCGACGAAGCCCTGGCAATCCATTTCTGAATACGGTCGCCCCAGATATTTATCGCCCGCAAAGCTGAAAGCTACCGAATCAATCTTCATAGCTTACTCCTTACAAAAGGACTGGCCGGCAGCGCACCACTGACGACCATGTAAATTAATGTAAATTAATGTAAATTACTCTTCCGGTTCCGGCTCCGGCTTGCTCCATGTGTCGCTGTACGGCTCCAGAGTGTGGCCGGACGTGTCCGTGATCTGGCAGGAGACGAAGTCGACGTTCGCGTGGTTCGGGTTGTCGTAGCCGTAGGCCATCTGCGCACCGAAGGCCCCCTTCGCGGCGTCGAAGTCGTCGAAGATGTCGATGTTCTTCGCGAAGCTGTCGCCGTCGTGGCGGATATAGTGCATGAAGAACTTATTCGCCATGCTGGCGTCCTTCAGCCAGGTCATGTCGTACTTGCCGACAACCGCGCCGGATCCGTCCGTGATCCTGCAGGAAACAAACGTCACGTTCGGGGAATTGTTGTACGCGTACGTCCAGTACCCGTAGAAGGCGCGGATCGCGGAGTCGAGACTGTCGTGGATCTCGATGCCCTTGTTGAAGACGGTGCCCTCCGCCTTGATCCGGTGAAAGAAATACTTTTCCATCATGAAGAAAAACCTACCTTTCTTTATTTGGTTGTAATCGGATAGATCTCCACCTTCTGGGGCTTCGGATCTTTTACCGCGTTCTTGAGTTTCTTCAGGCACGGCTGACACAGCTGGACCGTGATGGATCCGTTCACATCGTTCAGCCGCATCGACATGCCCTGGTGGGCGTTGTTGGTCTTACACAGTTCGCACTTCATACAGAACTCCGAAACAACACACACCCAACGCGGGACAGCGTTGGGCATGTGTTGGGCATGCGTTGGAATTAAATTAGATTAACCGATGTTTTTCTTCCATAATATGACCATATTGTGAATCATCACGGGGTAAGGATTTGCACCTTACATGGAAACACGGTTATCATCCGTGCGCTTTCTGTCAGCCGTTCCGATGTGCCCGGCACTCCAATCAATGGGCGTTTACACCTCTATAAACGCACTGGCCTACACCTGTCTGCGTCTACATATTCCGCCACCCGTGATTTCATTCTATTGTTACTTATCAATAGTGTGTTACGAACCATACACCAACAATAAGAAATATTAGCAATATGATTGTCAATAATCCATATACCATTACATTTCCTTTCGTCTGACCATATTGTTGCCTATGGCACAATTATCAAGCCATGTGCCACAGGATGTTCTTCTCTGAACTTCATGAAGCGTTTCAGTTCACGATTTCCGACTTTTCTCCATCGTGATTTTCTATAAGATTTCTTGTAGATGTTCCATTCTACAAAACCATCTTCTTTGATTTTAATTACCATAAAATGTTCCTTTCATCCTAACCAAATTGTTACTTGTCAATCTTCCCCCATATTGGATGACTATCCTTTGTTCTTTGTTTGTAATAATCACATTCGCAAAAATCATCTTGATTGGTAGGATACATAAGAGCATAACATTCAAAAAACGCATTATCCGTTAGTAATTTACTATCTTCTTTCTCAAAATGTACTCCCATGGCACCAAGGTAATGACAAGATTGACATTTTAGAGGAAATTTTTCAAATCGTTCCATTATTTGTTTTCCTCCTTGTTATCAAGCAAAATAGCAATTATCATGTTTGACAATGTACGATGCTCTTTCTCTGCCCGTTTGGTCAAATACTCCAACAGGTCTTCCGGTAATCTGATTGCAATGGTCTTTGTTGGCATATAACCACTTCCTTTCAGATTGCATTATATGCCAACAGTTATACATTGTCAACTAATGTTATGCAACTTCCATCTGACCATATTGCTACGTTAAATCATTTTATTAACTCGAAACGTAATCTCCCATTCTTGTCAAACAGAATCTTGTATTTCTTGCACTGGTAAAAGTAAATTGAATATTCATACCACTGGCAGTATATGTTATAGAACTCCCTAAAGAATAGGTAACAACAGCCAACGCCGAATCTGTTGCACTTATTCCTAACAGTCCTTTATAATTATCAGAACCACTTATGATAATAAGCAAATAAACACCAGACCTAGGAATTGTAATTGTTCCACCATTATTAAGCAGTGTTCCGGATATGTAAGTTGCCTTTTCCCCAATCTGTTCAGAAAGGGAATTAGCGATACCCTTCGAACACGGCGTCAAGTAAGTCTTGTCTATCGCGGTGTTCGCCGGGATCGCCTTCGCTGCCGTGTAGCCGCCGTCCACGATGTCCGCGATCGTGCTGTTCTTCACCAGAACATAGTCACCGATAGCAGCTCCGCCGACGTGGGCGGTCTTATTCCCGTCGACCACGATCGCCAGGCCATCCTCCAGCGCCACCGTGCCCGCGCCGATGTTCGCCCGCACCTGGCGCTTCTGGCCGTCGGTCAGGGCCTGCTCGCTCAGGGTCACGACATCGCGGCGCAGCTTGTCCTTCAGGTTGGAACCGTACAGGATCTCGCTGTAAACCGCAACCGTTGTACCGGCGAACCATTCCAGGCCGTGCTCACTGACGGTGTATTCTTCATCAATCGTGATGCTGTTGGTGATCTCCGTCGCCCGGACTTGGTAGATGTAATCCTCATCGAACTCATACGGCCTGCCGGAAGCTTCCGCCGCGGCCCTGGCTTCGTCGCTGTAGGCCACCCGGCTGATCCGGCTGATCGCCTGCTTGTGGACGAAGTCGATCTCGTCGCACACGTCCCCGACTTTGCAGAGACCGTATGGGAAGTTTGCGGACATGATCGCGGCCAGGCTGACCGTGCTCTCGCTGTAGGCTTCCCAGCTGCCGGCGTAGCCCTCGTCCCAGTCGCTCCAGGTCGTCCAGATCGCCGTGTCGGTGTTATTTCCGCCGGTGACGACCACGTAGCCCGTGCCGCTCACATTGAACAGGCCGTCCTCGTCAGGAGTGATCGGCGTGCCGGTGTCGGACAGGTTCGCCTTAAAGACCAGGCTGGTATAGGTTCCGGAAATGGCATAGCCGTATACGTTGGAATACTTAACCACCCGGGCGTATCCGTTCGTGTGGTCGTACAGATTCCATCCGGTCGCTACCAGCGCGGATGGAGTAGCCACCGCGATGGATCCACGGACTTCCTTCACATAGACCACCACGATCTGGTCGCCGGCGATCGGGTCATTCGTGACGGTAATACCGTAATCTTCCAGGTCTTCGCTCCATCCGGTCGTGTATGTGAATGTGTAAGTCCCGGAAGTACTCGCCGCAGCGACCCAGGTATCCCGGTCGATCGTGGCCGTGATGGCAGGCGGAGCCGTCCTGGGAACCGCGTTCACGGTGACCACCGCATCATTCTCGCCGTCCCAGACCACGACGATCTCATCGCCGTTGACGGGCGTGTTGTTGACCGTCAGGCCGTAGGAAACCGGATTGACGTCCCAGGAAGTCGTGAACTCAAAATTATACGTCCCGGCCGTCTCCGCAGCTGCAGCAAAGGCAGCCTGGTCGATGCTGACGGTGATCGCCGCCGGCGTAGTCCTGGGCATTGCGTTCACGGTCATTTCGATGGACTCGGCCACATAGCCGGAGTGCACCCGGTTGCCCAGCAGTTTCTGCGCCCAGGCGTTGCCATCGGACAGGCTGCCGCTGCCGGCGGTCGTCCTGATCAGGAAGCTGTCGTCGACCCGCTCGCCGTCTTCACTGAAAAGGTTGTCCGCATAGGGCACCAGCTCGATATCAATGTTTCCGCTCTCATCAGGTCCGATATCATTGACGGTCTTCACCAGTCCCTGGTCGATGGCGTCGACGTGCTCCTTGATCGTCTCATTACTGCCTGTGTTGTACTTAATGTCCGCTGCGGTCTTATTGCCCAGCGTGCCGACGGCTTCCTCCAGGTCGTTCACGTCACCCTCGACCGATTCGATCTTCAACTTGATTGTCGTGGGGTCTGTGGCGCTCATCTCGATCTGGTCCGCTGTCCGGGTCGCACCGGTGGAAAGCGCCTGGGCGATCGTCTGGGCTCCGGGATCGGAGCTGACGGGGATATCCGCAGCCGTCTTCCCGTCCACGGCTTCCAGTTTCGCCTTCACAGTGGTGGCGTCGCTGGAGCTCAGCGGGATGTCCGTCGCGTCCACCAGGATCGCGCCCTGGGCGTCTGCGCCCTGGCCGTTGACCGTGATCGCGGTCTGCAGCTCCGACTTGTCGGCCTTCAGGGCCAGCGCGTCGCCGGTGGCCTTCGCGTCAGCTGCTTCGCCGGAATTGCTCAGCGTGTCATCGATCGGGACCGTGATCACCGTCGCGTCGTCGATCACTTCTTCGACCTGTTCATTCAGTTCGTTATCCAGTTCCGGTGCCATAGCTTATACCTCCCCGTAAATATCATCGATTTTCAAGGATGCCTGGCCGGTGGCCGGAACCCTGACAATACTGCCTTCCACGATCCGCGCGTTTGCGGTCAGCGCGTTCGCTACCCGGCTGGTGGGCACTGTGCCTTCCCAGATCGGGCTGACGATGTACCGGCGTTCGGTGGCGTAGTCCGCGTTCTCCCAGGTATCGGTATCATCGTTGTGGAACTCAATCTGCACGACGCCATTCCCAAGGCCCCAGGCATCGTCCAGCCGGTAGAACCGCTGCATGACAATCTCGCCCTGCTGATTCTTCACTGTGAAGATCATCCGGTCGTCTTCCGTCCAGGCAGTGCCGTCCTTGCGGGTGGCGCTGACCTTGAACGCGCCGGTGTCACCCCGGTGCATCTGAATGTCGCCATTCTCAAAGTCAACGATAAACATTATTCGGTCACCTCTTTCCGCAGTACCGCCGTGATCAGCCCGTTTCCTTCATCCGTCACCGCCCGCAGTTTCTTGTAGCCAACGAACGTGACGGACTCGCCGTTCACCTGGGTGTAAATGATCTTCTTCGTGTTCTCCGGGTCGATCAGCAGGTCAAACACGGTCTGCAGATCTGAGCCATGGATGTACACAAAAAGGTCGCTGCTTAGGATCGCGCTGGAGTTTTCCAGCACCGTGCCATCATTCAGCGTCAGCTTCTCCGGCATCTTCGTCTTCCCCCTCCGCGGTGTTCTTCTCTTCTTCCAGCGTCTGGCCGATCATTTTCAGACTTCCCAGGCAGGCATTCAGGATCGCGATATTGTTCTCCGTCATCGGGGCCTGCAGCTGCTGAAGCAGTTTAAACATGGCCTGCGCTTCGTTCTGGATCTCGTTGATCTTCTCAATACTCATGGTTCTTTACTCCTTAACTGATTTTGATATAGTAGTCATAACCCGCCATTTTGAACGTGACATACGAACCGGATTTAGATGAAACATCACCGGCACTTGATCCTGTGATACCGGTACTTTTGCGGTCAACATTGGTTATTTGCGGCAGTGCCTTGCCTTCAACCGTTACCTTATCACCCCACACCCATGTTGTGCCGCCATCAGTGGTATATCCACCCCACAGGTCTATGCTACCACCCCAACCAAGGGTGATCGTTCCGGTTCTCTTTGTACTGTTGGAGTCATAAATGCCAAGCCCTGTTGGCGTTCCGGGTGCATTAACCGTTACAGTGCCTACCGTGTATGATGTTTCCCCTCCGTTCATCGTGGCTTTTAGGGTCAGAGTCCCTACACCGTCACTCCATGAGACATCAGAATCCGGTACTGCTGAAAACAGCGTTGTGTACCGTGAAACGCCCTGCGGACTTGCGCTAACTGTGAATGTTCTGTTGCCATCCCACCCAGCGCTCAGTGAGGTGGCCCGACTAAAAGACCCTACTGTCCT